GGTGGAGATATTACATACCAAAATGGTGGCGTATCTCTTGATGTATTACGTCAACGTTATATGAATTTTAGAAACAAACTTTCTCTTTGGTTAAAGAGAAAAGTATTTGCACCTATTTCTAAATTAAATGAATTTTATGTTTACAAAGATTCCAAGAAAGAATTAATTATCCCCGAAGTAGAATGGAATCATATGAGTCTTTTTGACACTAATGATTATATTCAAACTATTGGCGGAGCGGTTGAAAAGAAAGTAGTTTCAAAACAAACTTATTATAGATCTTTAGGTTTAGATTATGAAGATGAAAAGAGAAAACTTCGTCAAGAAAACGTAGATGATGCTATTTTAAAGAAAGAAGAAGAGGCTCTTAAATCAATGAATCTAAATGAGCTAAGAACAATAACAGATGACTCAGAGATTCAAGAACCAGAAGAAGCTCCAGTTCCAGGAGAGACAACCGAAACTCCAGGAGAATCAGCTCCAAGTTCCGATTCAAGTACGCCACCAGAATCATCAGGTGGCGGAGAAATGCCTAAATTAAATTTATAATATAAATTTTAATCTAATTTTCAGAGATACTAATATGGTTAATAAAGTTGCACAAAGAATGGGCTTTTGGTCCAAACTAAAAGAAAAGTTATCCCCATCACAATTACTTGAATATTTTTATTCTGATATTGCTAAGAATATGGATATTCTTCGTGAAAACGATAATGAAATTCGTGATTTAGCAATTCAATTAAAACCAGCTTTAAAAAATGCTGAATCATATTTTTTAAAAAATGAGTTTGCTAAAGCATTTTCTCCATTGCATAGCTTTTATTTAATAGTGTCTAAAATTAATGTTATTTCAAATAAAACAATTAAAGAAGTAAATGTTGACCTAAATCAAATTTTAGCTCAAGACATTTCTCCAGAAGAAAAAGCAATTTTACAACAAAAACAAGCTGGCATTTCTGAATTTGTTTATAGAAATCTAACAGATCGTGGCAGAGCTTTAAAATCATTAATGAAAAGATATCCAAAATATTTTGGAGAGATTAAGCAAAAAGAAGAGAAGTTAATAAATTCTGGTAATGAATTATTTGACACACTAAAAGCCACTCTAAAAGAATTGGCTTCTTTAAGAGCTTCAAGAAAAATTGAAGCTTATTTTGGCGTTTTAAAAAATCTAATCAATAAAATTAATAACTGGAATAAATCTTACCTCTCTTTTTATTATGGTACAGTTGTTCCATTCCTAAAAGAAGTTAAGGAAGATAAACAAGTCTTGCTAGAAGAGACCCCCGCGAGTCCACCTAGCGTCCAAGAAGAAGTCAAACAATCTCCTGGAGTAGTTAAAAAAGAGCCTGTGAATGCTCCAGAGGAAGCGCCAATCGCACCATCTGAAACTCCAAAATCAAATCCAATTATTGATGCGGAGATTATTCCACCTCCACCAAAACCTCCAGCGCCAAAACAATTAGGACAAGGTAAACCACCCTCAGTAAGAGTTGTTGAGCCACCAAAAAGCTCTGGCGAGCCAATTGAATTAGGTGATAAAATTTTTAATAAAAAAGAAGAAAAGAAACGTAAGTTAGAAGAAGAATTTAAAAAATTTGATGCTTTAAAAGATGCTGTTGAAAAAGATAAAATTTTAGAAGAACGTAAAAAAAGAGAACAAGAGGCTTTATTGGCTCTTACAACTGGTGGCAGATTTAAAAAGGATATGGAAAAAAACAAAGAATTAGCTCAACAAGAATTAGCTAAAGAAAAAGAGGAAAAAGCTAAACAAAATTTTCAACAAAAGAAAAATAAATCAAAAAAATAATGGAGTTAATTAAATCAGCAGATTTTTTTCTAAAGTTAGCTAAAAGCTATACTTTATCTGATTTATTTTTCAAAAAGCTTATAAAAATTTGTCTTAAATACAATATAAATCCTGCCGATGTTTTAACTGTAATGTATTCGGAAAGTAGAGTTAATCCAAGTGCAGTAAATAAAAATGGTGGTGCTGTTGGTTTAATTCAGTTTATGCCATCTACACTAAAATTCTTTGGGGCGTCTCAAGAAGAAATTAATAACTTTAATTTAAAGTCAGCAGAAGATCAATTAGATTGGGTTGAAAAGTTCATTAAAAACACTATAGCTGCTTATGGTAATGTATTTAATAATGCTGTTACTTTTTATCAATCTATATTTTTCCCAGCTTCTATTAAGAAAGGTACAGATCTAGATACTGTTATTATAGATAGAAATAATCCTAAACAAACTCATATCTATGACGTTAATAAAGGATTAGATATGGATAAAGATGGTTTAATTAAAGTAAATGATTTAAAGTTGCTTTTAGATAAACATATTAAATCAAGCGAATTTCAAGCTTTATTAAAAAGACTAAATGATGCAGCTACTGGCGAAAATTTTGATAAAGCTATTTCTACAATAGAAAAACAAAAGCCAGTTAATGATGTTTCAACAAAAGAAGATGCTGAAAATGATGAGTACTTCTCATTACCAAAAGCCGCATCTTTTAATATATTAAAAGCTAAATATGGATTCTAAATGATAAGACGTTTGCCATCTGGAGAATATAGAGTTCTTTCCGAAAAAGGAAAGAATATGGGCACATACACGTCTTTAAAAAAAGCTAAGAATCGTTTACGTCAAATTGAGTTTTTTAAACATCAAAAAGCTTTGAATGAATATGAATTAGAGATCACTAAGTTAGCAGATGATAATGTTATTAAAATAGACAAGAAAGATTTAACTTTATCTGGAATAGTTAGAAAATTAAGAAATAACAAAAGTGTATTAAAAGAATTTTTAGAAAACTACAAATCTATATTTGATGAATTATATATTCATAATTCAAAAGATCCAAATAAAATTGCTTTATCTAAAGCAGTTAAAAAATTATTAAAGACACATTCTAAAGTAATTGATCATAATATCATTAATGATATTAATGATTTAGATGCAGTTGAAATGGCTAGAGATGAAGACATGGTTTCTTCATTAAATACTTGGTATTCAACAGCGCCATTTACACAATCTACCAGAACTTGGCCAAATGATAAGGTTCGTGGAGACTATGATTATGAGTCTGACAACAGATATAACCATGATCTAAAAAAAGAAGAAGATAAGCCAAAAGGCGAAGCCTCTGATATAGCTAACGTTGGCCAGTTCGATCGTCCTGACACAAGCTCATTTATGGGTCCAATTCTGTTTATGTCAGGTCCATTATAATTAATTTAACATAATATTATGAATTTTTTAAAACTAATTGATTTATATAATGAAAGTATATATAAATCTGCAGGATTAGTTAAAGTTCCAGAAAAGCTCCTTAAGCAAGTTGAAGATTATGCTATTAATGTTTATTTAAAACATTGTAAACTACAACTTAATTCTGTTCTGAATAATAATTCAGAGAGAAATAAGCTCATCCCATTTTTTAATAAACTACTAGATAAGTTAGATGAATTAGATAAGCTAGGTATATCAATTATTGATAATTTACCTAATGAATCAGTTTATGATATTGAAATTTCATATTTTGACGAATATATTGATGAAAGATCGGGATTAATTGGAAATTATGATTGGGTAAAGCATCCAAGCGCATTTTCTATATTTATAAAAAAACATAATGAAAACTCTTATAACTTTCGTCTTTTTATAAATTATAAAGGTAAAGAAGCTAAAATTGATTTAATTAAAAATATTACTAAAGACCAAGTAATTAATTTTATAAATAAACACTATTATTTTATTAATAAAATTTATAAAGATTTTTATGATTTTGTTCATTATAAATTTGAAACTTATAATGAAAATTATATGAAAAAAATCCATTTTTTAAATGGATTTATTAATTCTAAAATAAATGATAGTGATATTACTAAAAATATATTTAAGTTTGATTTAAATGATTTAAATCTGAATATTAATTCTTTTCAACATTTTCCATTATCAAAAAATAAAAAAGAATTTAAGTTTAAAGTTATTTTTGCTTCCTCAGCTAAAGAGAAAAAACAAATATTTAATGATAAAGATTGGGCTGGATTATGGATACCTAATAGAAATAGTTATCCATTATTATATGTTTTTCAAAAAATACCTCTTAAAAGTGAAATTAATGAAAAAATCATTAATGCTGATATCTTAGATATCAAAAATACTGTTAGACACGAATTACAACATGCATTTCAAACATTTGTTGAAAGAGGCAAAGATTTACCAGAATCTGCAGGACTTCCCTCTAAAACCATGAGAGATGTGAAGTATGATCCTTGGGGTCGTCCAATATCTAAAAAAGAAGATGATAATGTAGATGTAAAATCATCTGAGAAAAATAATAAAGAAAAAGACAATCTAGAACATCACAAAATGGATATAGAGTTTTATACTGATTTAACAGACTCTATTAATAGATATAAACAATTTATTAGGAACATTCCTAAACCTTTATGGAAAACTGTATTTCTATATTGGATAGATCAAATTGAAGATCGTGATATTTATCTAAATATAAAAACCTATTTTAATAAACTAGAAAACAAACAATTTCAAGCAGATTTAAAGACAAAACAGTTTTATAAAAAAATAATAGGTATTAATGATGTTTTCTTTATTACTTTAAAGGTAGATCCTATTCAACAAGAAAAATATAAAAAAGCAGTTAAAGAGTTTTATAAAGAAGTCTCAAGTGATTTTGAAAATAGTACAATATAAGGTATATAATTAATGGCTTCTTTAGTCAAATTTGCAATACAATTATCATATAATATTTCCGAGCGCGAAAAAGATTTCGCTCGTAAAGCTCTTATAGGCTTAAAATATGTTAAAAACAATTTAGATAAATGTATTAATTATCTTAAATTAATTCAAACTCCATTTAAAGATAATAATGATTTAACTCCCGAAGATACTTGGAAAACCAGAGCCGCTCTTTGGCAATACAGAGATAATACAATTGATAAATTCAATACCTTTAAGCTAATTGCATTTAAATCTTTCTTAATATTAAATATATTTTCATCTGATACTCAAGTAGAAAACCTAAAAAAGACTTATGTAGTATCTATACAAGAGTTAGAAAACCTTGTTAATAAATTTAGTGATCTTTTTAATGATATAGAGTCTAAAGAGTTTAAAGAAAATATGGTTAAATCAATAGATTTAATTGTAAAAAAATCTGACGAAATCAAAAAGATTATTGATGAAAGAATTGAAACTCATTTAAAACAAAATATTTTAGCTAAAACTTGGGTAGATGAAATGTCATCTGAGTTAGGTATTGATATAGAAGAAAATGAGCCGTTGATTAAAGAATTAATTGAAAATAGGAAAAATAACTAATATACAAACATACGTTTGAGATTATTTAAGGATAATTCATGTCTATTGTAAAAACAAGTGCTGGCGAAATAATTAAAGTCTTCAAAACTGAAGAAGTTAAAGAAGAAATTAAGAAAAAAGCTGAAGCCGATTTAAAAGATCTAAAAACAGAACTAGTTAAAGAGTCTGTAAAGAAAAATAACTAAGGAAATAAATGTCTGACTTAATCGTTAAATTTGGAGAGAATTTATCAATAACTCAAGCGAGTATAATTTCTACTGATGCAGCATTATCAGATCCAAGAATTGTTGAGCACTTTAAAAAAGTAGCTGATGACCTAAAAAAAATAGCTCCCAAAGCTGATGACTTTTTATATTTCTCTGCTATTATGATGCATGCTGCTGAAGCCTCAGCTTTAGATAGTGATGGCTCATTAAGGAAAGATGCTTCAGGCAATCCAGTTAAAGTTGGATGGGATATTCAAGGTGATTCATGGAAATGGAAATCTTCAGATCCATCAATAGTTGCCTATAAAAATTGTTTTCCAGCCAAAACAAGAATTTTAATGCATGATGGTTCTGTTAAGAATATTGAAGATATTCAAGTGGGTGATTTAGTTATTACTCATAAAAATAGAGTTAAAAAAGTTAAAAAACTATTTAAAACTCCAATTAATTCTGAATTGGTTGAATTATCAATTGTTAATAATTTAAAAATTTTAACAACAAAAGAGCACCCATTTTATAAATTAAATGTACAAAAAACCATCTCAAACAGACCACAAAGAACACTTTTAAAAACTAGCCCAACTAATTTTGAATTTATTGAAGCTAATAAATTAAAAAAATCTGATATTTTACTTTCTCCTGTATTAACAGAAATAGTTGAATCAGACTTAACTGTTGACAAAGCTAGATTATTGGGATATTTTGCCGCTGAAGGCTCTTATGCTAAAAAATATAATAAATATCAAGGTGCTGTTTTAACATTTAATTTAAATGAAGAACATACATTAGTTAAAAATGTTATTAGTTTAACTAAATCTATTTTCCCAAATTCTTCAATTTCATTATGGAAATCAACAAAAAAGAATACATGCTCAGTTTATATTACTGGAAAAAATGTTGTAGATTTCTTTAAAAACCATATTGGTGAATATAGTTCTCAAAAAACTTTAAATAAAGAGATTGTATTTGCGCCAAATAATATTAAAAAAGCTTTTATTTTAGGCTGGTTGGAGGGCGATGGCCATGTTGAAAAGAAATATGGGCAAGTAATTGGAATTACAACCTCTGTAAATTTAGCTTCGCAAATTTCTTTAATGTTAAGTTCATTAAATATTGCAAGCTCTTTAAGGTTCAAAGAATTAGAAGGTACATATAAAATAATAAATAAAAAATATGGCCCAACACCTTGTTCTAATCTTTATAGAGTAGAAATAAACGCATCAAATGCTCAAGATTTAATAAAAGATTCTATTAATTTAAAATTTACTAAAAGGGGATCATTTAAAAATATATGCAGATTTTATGATAATTATAAAATTAGCACAATTAAAGATATTAAAAATGTGCCATTTTCTGGCGATGTATATAATTTTGAAGTAGAAGACGATAATTCATATGTTGCCAATAATATTATAGTCCACAATTGCAATGGCGATATTTTTCCAGAACCTGAATTATTAAAAGCTTATAAAAAATGGGTTGGAAAACCGCTTTGTGTTGATCATAAATCTAGTCAAGTTGATTCTGTTAGAGGAATTATAGTAGACACATATTATGATCATCAATTTAAAAGAGTAATTGCTCTTTGTGCCTTAGATAAAAAATCATACCCCGAGCTAGCCCATAAGGTAGCGTCTGGGGTTTCTGCTTCTGTATCAATGGGTACAGCTGTAGGTAAAGCGATTTGTTATGATTGTGGTTCAGTAGCTAGAACAGAAAGAGATTTCTGTATACATATGCGCACCAAATCATGTTATGGTGAAATTAATTGTGACTTAAATCCAATTGAATTATCAATTGTTGTTAATGGGGCTGATCCAAAAGCTAAAATTAAACATGTTATAGCTGCTGCAAATTCTTTAAATCAATATCTTGAATCAAAGAATTATAAAAATGCAGCTGTTACTAACTTAATTGAAACTTTAAAAGAAAAACTTTCTCATGCAGATGAAAAAGAATTGGAACAAATCTCAGAATATATCAATAATTTAAAATGGGATAAGATGGGTGATGCGCTAACAAGCGCAAAGAGCCTTGAAGAAGTCGAGCCTTTTACACCTTCCAGAGTTTCTAGTCAGTTTGGAGAGGGTGATATAGAAACTTCTGAGACAAACGGAATTGCATCTCCGCAAGAAAAACTTGCTTCTCAGGAAAAAGATTTAAATTCTATCAAAGAAAAAGTATCATTGATAGAGAGTAACTTAGAAAAATTAGCTTTACAAATTAATAATAAAGAGGATATAATGTCAGGTGATATGAAAAAAGAAGGTTTCTTACAAGGTGGTGGCGGTGTAAATGAACCAACATTAGGCAAGCCAAAATATGAAAAAGAAAAACTAAATGAGGAAGCCCGTAATCATTTAGACAAACATATGGTTGGTAAAGCGCCATTTACTGGTGTTGGAAAACCAGAAGATCTTTTCCCTGGCGATCTAGAAAAGAAAAAACTTTTAAAAAGAGCTGAAGAAGAGCAAGCTGAGCGTAAAATGCGCAGACAAGCTGCTTTAGAAGCTGCTAAACAAGCTTATCTTCAAGGTGGCGGTGGCGTTAATGAGCCAACTCCAGGAAAGAAAAAATATCCTGTTGATCCACTTAATGAAAAAGCTCGTAATGATTTAGACAAAGCTATGGTTGGACAAAAACCATTCCCAGGCGTTGGCGATGTAGAAGGTTTGCATCCATCACCTGCTTCAGTTTCAGAAAAAGATGAATTGAAACGTAAACAATTATTACAACGCGCCTCATTATCATTAAAATTTGTTAAAGCTGCTAAAGAAGATGGATCAGATGACCTTGCTAACTCAGCTTGGCAAGCTTATCGTGGTGATAAATTAGTCTTCACTGCTTCAGTCAATGAATTAACAAATGGTAAAGTTGAAGAATTTTATGATTCAGTTGCTACCAAGAAATTTGGAACCAAATTATTTAATGTAATTAAAGAAGCTGGTGTCGAAGCTGCTAGTAAAATGTATAAGAAAGGTCAAGCTGCTCCTGCTCCAGAAATGGCTCCTCCAACTGCAATGCCAGAAATGCCACAAGCTTCCGCTCCAGTAGCCTCAGCGCCTCCAGCTTCATTACCAGAAGCTCCTGCCGCTGATATGGGCGCTTCAGATCCACAAGATCGCGTATTACAACTTGCCGAAGAAGCTCGTAATGTAACTGCTGATTTACTTGAAGCTGTTCGTTTACTAACTGGTGAACAAAAAGAAATGGGCGAATTAGAAAGTGCCGTTGCTCCAAAAACTGCGAGCATGAAAAAACTATATCGCATGCGTCGTCATCTAAATGCTGGCCTAATTGATTCATTAGGTAAAACAGCTGCCGAACTAAAACTTAACGAAGAAGAATTAAAAGCTATTGCTGAAGATATTCTTGGTGAAGATTTTGGTTCAGATAGTGAACATGTAGAAGGATTAGTTAATGAAGCTGTTGAAGAAACAATGGCCACAATTGCTGCTGCTCATAATTTAATGACAGCCTTTGGCAAATATGCTTCAGGTACAGAAACTTTAGTTAAACAAGCTAAGAAAGAATACAGATTAGCTAAAACAGCTCAAGATGCTATGGTTGAAGATGGTCATGGTGATTTTTCTTCAGATGATGACGAAGTCGAAGCTTGGGATGCCAATGATCTAGATGGTGATGAAGAATTGGTTGCTGATACATCAGACGACATGGATTCTGTAGATGAAATGTTAAACGATTTAGATCAACTTGATTTAGATTTAGATATGGCTGATGACTTAGAAGCTGATGACTCATTAGAAGATAAGGATGAAATGATGGCTCCAACTGTTCCTTCTGTGGCAACTGGTGTTGTCAAAGATAGTAAAGGCGTTGAAAAACAAGCTGAGGATCGCTCTACAAAAGAAGGTCGTTCTGCTTACCGTGCGAAACTTGCTGCTAAATCACATGAATTAACTGATAGTTTACTTGACAAAGCCCATCCACAAGGTGGAACTACAATTAAATTTGATGTCAAACCATCAGGTGATGGCGCTCATGTTGAAGATCAAAAAGAACAACATGATAAGATTATGACTGTAGTTACTGCTCCAGTTAAAGTTCGTAAAGATGCTGAAGCCATTCATAATCTAATTGCTAATGGCGAATTAGATAGTGCAGATCTAGATGCTTTAGTTGCCGCTGGTGCTGATAAAGCCGCTGTTGAATATTACAAGAAATATTATTCACAAATGGGTCGTGAAGGCGCTGAATTTGCTTCAGAACTTGTCAAAGAACATGTTAAAGCTGAAGTTGATGAACAAGTGAATGCTTTCAAAGTTAAAATTGCACGTGCTTATGAAGTAGCTTATGATATGGCTCATCGTGGTCTCGTTGCTGATGAACCAAAAGCTATCTCAGCTGAAGTTGAAAAAATTATGGAATGGAACGATGAAGCTTTTGAATCAGTCAAAAAAGTCATTGCCCGTCATCCAGTTAAACAATTAAACAAACAAGCGTCAATGCCATCAGTTGGATTAATTGATAACGATGTTCGTACTGAAAACAAACCAAACGATCTTAAATCAGAGTTAGAAGCTTTATTTAATCGTAAATATCGTTAATATTTAATCTAATAGGAAAATAAGAAAATGACTTTTGTTAAAAGTAAATTTGGTGCTGAAGTAGCACAAGGAATGAATAAATCACTAAATAGCGTTAAATTTAACGAACTATTTACTCCACTAAGAAAAATTGCTTCTGATGAAGCTGCTGCTCCAGAAGTAAACAATGCCTCTGATGGCACTCCTCATGTCCATGATAATTCATGTGCTGATGATTGTGCTGGTGCAAGTGATTCTGGCGACAAAGATGAAGCTAAAGATAAGCCAGAATTAAAAGAAAAACCAGATGCTAAAAAAGCTCTCAAAGAAGCTATTGATGCATTACTCGCAGTATCAGACTTTTTAGACGATTGTGATATGGAAAAAAGCGCTTCAGCTGTATTAGAAGCGGCTGATACTCTAATTGCAGAAGCTAAAGTTAAAAAATTAAAAGAAACTGCTAAAGGTAAATCAGAAAAAGATAAAAAGAAATCATTAAAAGATTCACTAAAAAAAGGCAGCGGTGTTTCTTCAAAAGACAAAATGAAAAATCTTCGTAAACTAAAAGATATGAAGAAAACCAAATCAAAAGACAAAAAATGAGATCATATTCATCTTCAATAATAAATCAGCTTGATAAAGCATTATCTAATGATAATGTAGATAATGCTTTAGATCATTTAAATAAAGCTGCTGAAATTTTTGAAAAAAATGGTATAGATGTTTTAGCTGAAGATATTACTTCAATAATTGAAAAGTTTGCTAAAGTAAAGAAATCAAAATCTCCAAAAGAAGCTCTTGAAGAAGTTAAAAATAAAAAATCAAAAAAGAAAATAAGTAAAAAAGCTCAACCCGAAGTATCATACGCTTTATATGAAGATAAAGAGCCTCACGATTTTGAAGATGAAGAAGATGATTTTATAAAAGAATTAAAATCAGCTGTAAAAGAAGATACAGGCCATAGTCTTGAAAGCTACGAAGATCTGTTGAAACAAGATGCTGATGATAATCTTTTTATAGAAGATCACGAAGTTAAATTAAAAGATGAATTATCTGATGATAAAACGCCTCCTTGGTTGAAAAAAATACGTGAAGAAATTCCTGATTATGAACCATGCCATAGTTGTGGTTATGATCATGAATATGAGCCAGAAGAAGCTCGCAGATTTCATTTAGATAAAATGCAAAAAGGCGAAGAAACAGAATCTGAAGAAGATTGGGTTTAAATAAATAAAAAAACAAAAAAAAGCTGGGAATTCCCAGCTTTTTTTGTTATATCTTATATAGATGAAAGTTTATAAATTAAAAGATTTCAAAGGTGGTTGGATTGTTGGAGACTTTTTGCCAACATTATTTACCTCCAAAGACTTTGAGATTGCTATTAAAAATTATAAAAAAGATGATTATGAAAAAAAACATCATCATAAATTAGCTACAGAAATTACAATAATTGGAAAAGGTTCAGCTGAAATGAATAATGTTAAATATTACGAAGGTGATATTATTTATTTAGAACCAAATGATTCTTCAAATTTTAAAGCTTTGGAAGATGTTACAACTTTTGTTGTAAAATTTCCATCTATACCTTCAGATAAATATGTTGATGAGGAATAAATGTTAAGAATATTAAATCGTGGAGATATGTTGCCATTATCATTACCAGTTTCTCCAGCAGCTACATTTCAACCAGGAAATATTGCTCAATTTATTATTTTAGGAAATCAACAATTAGTTGGTGTTTCCGATGGACAAGCTCCACTTGGTATAATTGACGATGTTAAAACATCTACATTTACATCTGTTTCTTGGGATGAGGCGGTAATTACTCCAATTATTACAGCAACACAAATTATTGGTGGAAAAGTTTGCACATTATATGATACAACAGTTCTATTATTAAATCCAAATGTAGACTCTACATCATTTATTTCTTTAGATGTTGATTGCGAATTAAAACCAAGAAATGGTGTTGTAATTTTCCCAGCAGGAACGGCATTAAATTTTGATCAAGCTGGTTCAGGTACACCTGATTCAATTAGAACAATTGTTAGATACTCATATCAGGTTCCAAACACTCCTGGAGACGATTCTACAGCAGCTACAAATAGAATTACTGTATGGGTTGGAAGGCTATGGGCAGAGACAGATATTTTTGAAACAAATCAAAACTACCCAGTAAACGCAAATTTATTTGTAAATGAAACAGGACAGTTAACCACAAGACAGCTAACTGCCAATCAGCCAGCAGTTGCAATGGTTACCGCCCCTCCTGGACCAATGTATTCAGCCCTACAATTTTTGTGGTGGTAATCAATAAATAAGTATTTTATTGTGAACTCTTTAATAAAATTAATTGATTACTTTTATAAAAAGGCAGATTTTGAAGCTGAATTAAAAGAAAAGAGATTTATTACATACATGTCTCAATTTCTTAAACTTCCAAAGGATACTTTAATTCCTTGGGTAAAAGAAAATTTTAATTTATTATCACCAATAATAACAAAAACATTTGGTTTGCGTGGCATGTTTTATCATGGCGATGATGCTTATCTATTTAGTGATAGTAATAAAACAAATTATTTAATACTTAGCAAAACTCAATCAATTATTGAGCTAACATCTGAAAGAGATGATTTAAAAATAATTAATCAATTATTTATTCCAGGATTTAATGGCGTACCAAAATTATGGGTAGCAGATTATAAAGTTATAGAGTTTTCTATAGAGCAAAATTCTGGAAGAGAAGCGCCAGTTGTACAAAATATTATTAATAAAAAAGATTTACAAAATTATTTGTGGCTGCTTGAGCCATTTAAATTAAAAAGGGGGCAAGAAAATTATGATAAACTTGGAGTTTCATCTGTAAGCAAATTAGAAAACTTTATATTAAAAAATAAATCTATTTTTGATGAAATACTAACTATGTCATCTGGAATGCCTTCATTTCTTGGTGCAGGTATAGATGGAATTGCTTGGGATTTAAAAAATGGAATGGTATTAAAAATATACTCAGATTCATCTTTATATTATAAAAATAAAGAGTTTCAAGAAAATATTTTTAAAAATCCGGCCCTTGCTCGTCAAGAAACTATGATATATGACAATGGTCAATTAAATACATCTGGTTATTATACAATAACAGAAAAAATACAAGTATTAACGGATATGACAGATTTAACCGCTATTAAATCTATATTATATGATCTTAAAAGATTAGTTAAAACAGATGATTTATTAAAAGAACTTAATTCAAAACATAATTTAAATATACCTAAATATATTGATAAAATAAAAGCTAAAGCTAAAGAAATTTCAGATACTTTAATGAATGGTGATGAATTAATGCAAGAAGTAATTAAATCACTAGAATCATCTTTTAAATTAAGACCAGATTGGATGTACACTTTAGTGTTAGAGTTTATTTTAAAGTATCTCTCTAAAAGATATGATTTGCATGTTGGAAATATAGGTTATAGAGCTTCTACAAAAGACTTTAATTATTTTGATTCTTATCATGAAGGCACAAGTAGATTATGGATTGGAGAAGATGGTGCTGAACAAGAAACAAAAGATAAATTTGGCCTAAGATAGATTTGGCACATAATCTCAATGATTAAAAAAGCATTAAATAAGGAATAACCATAATAATGAATTCTTTTAATAAGAACCTACAAAAAGAGCTTCGTGATAATTTCTTAAAAGAAGTACAAAAAAGAAATTTAATCAAAGAAGAGCCTATTACTAAACAAGCTTCAAAAGAAAAACAAGAATTTGTTGTTCCAACAAAAGAAACTTTTGACACAATGTTTTTAAAGCTAACAGCTAAACTTCATTCATTAGGTTTAATGAAAGAAGCTAATGCATTAGAAGAAAAATATCTCTTATTAAAAGAAGCAGAAGTTCATCTTTATCATTGCAAAGAAGAAAATGCTTTAGACTATGTTAATCTTGCTCATCCAAAAGGTGGAGAGCAATTAATGGGATCTCCAGAAAGCAAAATTGAAACCACAATTGAACAACAAGCTAAAATTCTAAAAGAGTTAGGGAAAAAGCCTACACGGAAAATTAGCAAATAAAATTCAAAATGCTTTATTAAAATTAGCTCAAGAAGAGCCAGAAGAAATTGATAAATTTATAGAACAAAAAAATAAAAAGACTGAAGATTGGAAAAAAGAATTGGCTCAAAAAGGTCAATATTTAATTGATTCAGAAGAAAAAGCAACACAATTAGCTAAAAAAGCTTGCGAAGACGTTGTTAAAATTCTTAGCTCTATTAAATTAGAAGATCTAAAATTATATTTAGAAGATAATCAAAAATATAATATTGAGCAAGTTATTAATTATTTTCAATCTAATTTAAATAATACTTTATATAAAAGAAGATTAATAATAACTAATGACACTGAGTTAACAAAAAATTTAATTAATTCAACTAATTATGCAATTTCTGAAATGTTAAAAATTTCTACCAACCCACAAATTAAAAATAATGAAGTCTTAACAAAATATTTTAAAGGTATAGCATCTAAATTACAACCTTCAAAAGAATTATTTACAGGTGCATATAATATTTTAAGCAAGAAAGATTTTAATGCAAGTAAACCAAATGAAGATGCTGCTAAAAATTCTTCTACTTCAAAAGAAGAAGTTTTAAAGCTATTAAAATCTAATTTTGGAAAAATCCAAAATATGGATGGACAATTTGGTAAATATGAATCATATATAAATGCTTTAGATAATAGTAATCCACACAAGGCTAAATTAAAAGCATTTTGTGATTATTATAGAAATGGTTTAGTTAGAAAACTTTATTGGGCTTTAGAGAATACAATAAGTCAAACAGAAAAGCAAGAATCTAATTTTCTATCAGAATCAGTTAAACTATTTAATTATTATGTTGCACAATTAACTGCACCATATCCAGAAGATATTAAATTTGCTAAACCTACAGATTTAAATGGTATAACTGCTTATGTTGGTAGTTTTATTTCACAAGTTCAACCATCATTAACCCAACTAGCGTCAAAGTTTAAAAATGGATAATAGATTTTTTATGTATAAAAAAGCGGGGCCATCATTAGATGATGTGCCATCTGCTGGTGTAACAAAGCCTAATATTAAAAATGTTCCAGCTTCTGGAAAGCCAGATATTGCAAATATTCCAAATAATCCAGCATCACCAACACAAAATAAACCTGCTGTTCCAGGAAACTATACTGCTGCTCCTAAATATTTTACTCATCAAAATGTAAAAGTTATGCAGCAAGCTATTATGAATTTGCATACACTAATTCAAGCTAAAGAAGCTACTTCTAGTAAAGAAGGTATGTCATTTTCTCAATTCTTGCAATATCTAATGGATAGATATATTGCTAAAGGTAAAATTCAAGGCCAATCATATCTTCAAGATGATTTAGGCGTTGAGCATAGAGAAAAAGATGGAACTCTTCCTGGAGCTTTGTCAAAATCAAAAGCACAATCATCATATTTTAAAAACTTTATGGATACTATATCAAATATAGGAAAACATAAAGGGTCATTATCAGAAGAAAAGAAAGCTGATGGTGTATGGGGAGAAAGGACTCAAAACTCTATTAGAGTTATTTATGGCTTTGCCAAAATGATGATTAGTGTAGAGCAAGGTCTTGGTTTAGAGCCAACATATAATTCTTTAAATGTTTTGGCTTCTATTGCTAAATATAAAGATACAGATGTTTCAAAAATTCCAGAAAAAGCTCAAGCGGCTTTAATTACAGCTGAAGAAATTAATAAAATTGGTGAAGCTTTTGATCAATTTTATACTAATGTATTTGGCCAATATAATCTAGAAACATCAGGTAAAAAACCATTTACTCAAATTAAACCAAAAGCATATACTGATAAAGGTATTGGTGAAGGTAAAAAAGCTCCTTCATTAGATGAAACTCTTGGCAAAAACAAAGAGTTATATGAAAAAAATGTCAAATCAAAAATTCCTAATTTAGTTATACCTCAAAACCTAACCACTGGTGAGGGTAATAAATTAGTACCATTATTTGAAGATATTTCTTCAGTACAAAATTTAAAAAATTGGCTTTATAATAACAAAGTTATATTAGATAATAACTGGGCTTATTTGAATTTAGGAAAAGCTACTGGTGTTATTAAAAATCTAATAAACCAATTAAAATAAGTTTCTTATATAAATCTTCTAAATTCATAATTCCATATACTTGTGATGGGAAATCAATCTATTTTTAAAGACCAAAATCTTATTAATGCATTATTAGCAGTCAATTTAAAACAAGCGAAAAATGTTGTTGATAAAGAGTTACAAAAAGTTGCCCAAGATGCGGCAACCTATAATAAAGCTTTAACCGATATTGCTAAATCATTAGTTAACAGATTATCTGAAGAAGGCTCTGATAAACCAGAATCTGGCGCATTAAATGCTGCCGGAACTCCTGCTAATATTGGCGTTTCAGAATTATCAAATATCCCAAACTATATTGCGTTTCTTGGACAAGAAAAAGTATTATTTAACAACAAATTAGTTGTATATTTTAAATCTGAAACATTTCAAGATGTCAAAGATTCTTCCGAACAATTCGTTCCAGAAGCTGATAGAAAATTATATAAAGCATTCCCAACCAGTTTAAAGAATCTTACATACTTTTATAATCCTGAATTATTAAAGAATTATACGACATCATTGCTCAAAGAGGCTCAAGAGTCAGACAATAAATTATTTATCTTAATGATGGGCAATTTAATTAATGATTTAAACTCACAGTTGAAGCTTGGCATTACTGGTAAGACTGATGGTGGCAAAAAACTAGATGAAGATCTAGCTGTAGATTATTTGCCTAAATTAATTAATTTAACAAATAATAAAGAAAAGGGTCCAATAGCCTTAAAATTGCAAAATTTAAAAGATAGCAATGCTTTTTCTATATTTGTATTTGGTAATAATTTTCAAATAACTGATGGAAAAGCCCCAGCTGTGAAATTAGAAGACGCTGATCATTTTTGTAAACTATTAAATTACTTACACGAAAGAGCCAAAGCTTTATTATCAACAGCTAGTTTAGAAGCCAAAGAATATGTTGCTAGAGTTGAAAAGTTAGCTTCAGAAACAAGTTGTGCTTTAACTGGTGAAAAAGTTTCAAATCAAAAACAAACTGATTCAGGTGAAGGTGGCACTGGTGCAGGTGATGGCAAAGACTCACAAATTGTTTGGCCTCTTGTTCAAGGCGCTTTATTAAAATCTCCATTAACTAATTTTATCACTTCAATGAACAATTACATTAAAGCTAATCCAAAATTTGCTGCAGAATTAAAATCAACAAATATAGCACAATTATTTAATGATTTAGTTACAAGCGAAAAAGAACTATCATCTCAAATGGGCGGTAATTGGGGAGCTATAGATCTAAAAGGTTCAGCTTCTGAAGTTGCAGAAAGAGCTTTTCAATTATATAAAGATCAAGATAAAAACAAAAAAGTTAAAGGTACAATGCAATTATTAGATGCAGCTTTAACTTTAATTGAAACAGTTAATTCTATTATGATGCAATTGAAAGAAACTTCAATGGCAGCTAAGCAAAAATATGAATATGGTATTAGTAATCAATTGTCTTTAGCTAAAATTCAAACATATCAATTGCAACAAGCAATTGATGTTGGAATTAAATACTTAAATCAAAAAGTAACTGGAAAATTTGGTGGCTAAATGATTAATGAAGAGTTTAATAAATTTGGAATCTCCAAATATGCAGACATTCCTATTTTAGATTCTTTAGTTAATTTATTCAAGAATCAAATTCAAACCAATATAGATGAAATTAAAAAAGATCCAATAAATGGAATATTAAACTTAGCTGTTCCAGCAGTAATTACAGCGGCATTTGGACCAATAGCTGGTATAATATTTACCATTATTTCAGAAGTATTTGGTATTGATTACCATAATATATTTAATAACTTAAGAAAAGATTTTAAAGATTTAATTGCTGGTAAAAAAGAAACTAAAGAAAAGATCACAGACGAAGAGATAAAATCCAAAATTAATGGAGTTGTTGACCCTGCATTTGCATCATCTAAAGATGATCCTAGTAAGTTAAACAAACTTCTAACAGAATATTTACCACAGCTCAAGAAAACTGAAGCGTCTCTTGAAAGAGACGAAATAGTTAAGAACGCTATTCTTGGAACTTCTATTGTAAAAGAATCAATTAAAAATGTATTTAAGAAAATGCTATTTGGCACTTTTAAATCATTATTCAAATCTGTTTCAGTTGGTGCTACGGCATCAGCTGTTGGAGAGCATAAATCTCAAAAGGGCGGAGACTCAATTGGAGCCAAGCCAGCTTATCAATTTAAAACAAGTTCAAATATTGCTGAATATGAAGAGTATCATAAAAATGATTTATATGCTTCATGGATAATTAACACCTCTCCAAATAATATTAAAAATACAATAATATCTTGGGCTACTTCTATTTATCCAGAGTTAAAAGGACATGAAAATTTAATAACTTCCAGCTCTAAATTTAATGATTTATTATCAAAATTTAAAAAAGAAAATCCAAACACAAGCATTAATCAAACAGATGTTCCAAATGATTTGACATCTAAAAAACAAATAGTAGATTATTTTATAGAAGAAGTAGGTAGGCTATATGCAAAATCTACTTAATATTTATTTAAATAAAATAGCCAAAATTTCAATTGATTCATCTTTATTAAAAGATGCTAAAACTCATATTGAAGATACTATTATTGGTAATATTAAATATGTTTTAGATTATAATGTTTTAATTCCAGTAGGTGAAATTTTATTAAATGGTAATACTAAAACTTTAAAAGAAGATATAAAAACTAAACATTTAAAAACATACATTGATCAATTATCAAATGCACCAGCAATTCCTTTTGGAAAATCAAAAAGAAAATTATTAGATTATAATGGTTATTATGTTGAATTAAAAGTAATTTTTTTAAAAGATGTAAAATCTGATGGTTTTTGGGATGAGTTAAATCTTCCAGATAAAAAAATATTAGGAATTTTAGAAGTTAATGTAGATCTATTAGAAATAGAACAAATTTTATATTCTAATCTTTCAGCATTAAATATAATTTCCGAATTGCAAAAAATAATTGATAATGCTAAAAATACAGTAGAGCATGAGTTAATTCACGTTCATCAATCTTATATAAATAGAGAAAAGAATACAGATTTAGCTGGCACACCTTCTAAAAAACATCATTTAAAAGAAACGGAGGATACACCTCACGCTTTACTTGCAGTAGAGTTTTATCCAAAATTGCAAGACTCTATAAATGAGACAAAGGTAGCTTTAGATAAATATTTATTTTTAGATGGAGTCCCAAAACTTATATTTAATTATTTAGTAAACATAATTACAGAAAAACAATTTATAAGAGAATTATTAAAACTAATATCTAAGCTAGATGATAAGTCTGAAGACAAAGATTTCTTAAGATATTTAATGACAAATTATAATTTGTCTCCACGAACTCATAAGTTTTTCAAAGATTTAAAAAGTAATAATTTACCGTTATATAAAAAAGCAGTTTCTGTTATGTTAAAAGAATTTGATTATTGCTTAAAGTAAGATAATAAAAGGAAATATAAATATGCCACGTACTGGAGATAGCGAAGTTTTAGAATACTTTAAAAAGATTTATGATGAAAAAGGCTTAGATAAAGCCATTTCCAAATCTAAACCTTCTAAAGAAGAAATTGATTCTACCAAGGGATTGTATGATATTATGCCAGATGGCATTTTTAAAGACAAAAATCCCGTTGAAGTAGCGCACCCTGAAACATTTGTATTTTCTGATGCTTTCGATAGAGCCAATAGTATTGTTGGCAACAAAATAGAAAATCAAACAAGAACATTAAATTATTTAAGTTCAGGTCCATCGGCAATGCTTTATCGTTATGATAAAGTTGCCAATGATTTAACTATGGATTTAATTAAAATTGCTAATTATATGGATTCTATTGGGCAAGAAGAATTAGCTGCTTTAGCTGATAATTGCTCAACTTCATTAGTAGATAGTAAAAAAAAAGCTCTAAATAAAGAGGCTGCAATTCCAGTAGTTGCTATTGGTATAGGGTTAGGGTTAGCTGCAGCTTATCTTTATGGTACTTATTCAATGCCTTCAGACCAAGGCGTTTCAATTATGATTGATAAATCAATTTCTGAAATTAAAGATATTTTAAATCCATCAAGTTCTGACCCATGGTATCAAAGAATGTGGGATTGGCGTATGGAAAATGCCAATTCAAAAGATAATCAATATTTCCAAGAGTTTTTCAAAAAATTGCAAGCATTAAAAATTGCTTTTAAACAATATGATAATTTAGATTGGAAAAATCTAGGTATTGACAAATCAATTAAGAATATGGGTCCAGAAGAATTAGCTAGTGTTTCAAGTGATTCTGGGATTCAATCAAAAATTAAAGACTTTAACAAAACTGTAGAAGTATATTTTAAACTATCAAATGAAATTTATAATGAAATTGATGACGCTATTGATGTAATTAATCATATGGCTCAACCAAAAGAAGCTAGAAATTCATTTATGTTTGGATTAAAAGAATTATCTGAGTATGTAGTTCCATCAGAATATTATCAAGCTAAAAATTATTTACAAGCTCTCAAAAAATCAATTGGAGATTCAATTAAAGATTTCCAAAAACGTCAAGATAAAATTAATTCAATTGGACCAAAGCTTGAGCAAAAAATTGAAGAAGGCAAAAAGAAAATTGAAGACACAAAAAATGTTGGAAATATTAAAAAAGGCCCTGAAGAAGAGGAAGAAGAAGGCTCAGGTCTGCAAAACTCGATGGAAAAAAATCTTGGTTTAGAAGGACTATAATAAATGAATCCTTTTGCTGATGGTATTAATAATGCTTCTACCTTTATAGTTAAAAATAATAACGCTCGTAAAGCTGTAAAAGTTATGGGGGTTAATATTGCTGCTGGTAATTCTTATAATTTAATGGATCTGCCTGGAGTTATTGAGGCAGATATAAAAGTCTCTCTTTTAAAAGGTGTATTAAAGCGTAAATTATCTATTGGCGAGATATCTATCACGGCTTGTGATTTAGATTTAACAGGCTTTAATACAATCCAAAATGCATTTATTCAATCAAATAATGTTCAAAGCGCGCAATCGGCAAATTTTTATGTTGCAAATTTAGCTACATTAGCATTAGTAAATGACGCACTTTATAATAATGGAACTAGAGTATTTGTTAATACATTAAAAGATATTTTTATTTTAGATAAAGGCGCAACGCAAGGTACTAATGGATCTACTATACTTTCAACATTAAGTGGGGTTGGTAGATGGTTTAGGGAAATAATTAAAAATCCAGCATGGGGTTGGCAACCAAATTGGTATGTTGATGCTTCAATTGGTAATGATGAAAATGATGGCTATACTTCATTAACTCCAGTAAAATCATTAAGTGAAGTTGGCAGAAGGCTTGGTAGAGGCGGTCAATCATATGCATATAATGTTTATATGTTAACTGATCAAGATCCAAATGACGTACCAGTTTTTGATTTTCAATTAAAAGATGGCTATAGTAGCGGAGCAATTTCTCCAAGGACTAGATTATTAATTAATGGAGCTAGAACAACATTAACATCTGGAACAATTTCGGCAACAAATGATTGGTTACCATCAGCAAATAGATCTACAGAAATTACTGCAACTGGTATAACATGGGCTAATTATATTGGAAAATATATTTATATTACAGGTGGGACAGCAACTAATGTAGGTGCAGGTTGTCATATAATGAAAGACCTTGGCGCTAATGCTATTAGAACAACAAGGCCATATAACCCATTAACATTTGTTTCTAAAACGCTTGCAATAAATGATACTTTTGATGTTGTTAGATTTACAAAAATATATAATATTGTAGTTAATGGACAAGCACAAGTTCAATTTTTTGATTGTGAATTAGATAAGTCAGCGACAAACACATTAATGGGATTCAATTGTTTGATGCTTACAGTAACAAGATGTAAATTTTATTCTAGCAATCCTTCTGGAACATCTTTGTTAACAGGTGATACGACAACATCATATTCTCATACATTAATAGAATTAAATTTAAATACTTCTACTTTGAATTTTAATTCATTTAGTGGTGGCTTAGCTATAAACAATCTAGGCTTTTCAACTGGAAGCGGCTTTTTAAATGGTGTTATTAGAATAAGTGATAATACATCATTTGGAAATATTAATTTTCAAGATACAATTTCTCAAAATGCTAGATTTATTATTCAAGGAATAAGATTTGCGGGCTGTATGTCATTTGGTGCCTCTGGCACTAATTCATTTGGTGCATTTGATACGCCAACAGGTCAGCCAACATTATTTTTAGCACAAGGTGCTAGATGCTCAATAGGCGTTTCTTCTGCTAGCTCATTTTTTGGCTCTGGTAATGAGTTTTTATTTAAATTAGTAGGTGGATCAAGTCTTACATACTTTACAGCTGGCGCTGCACAAATGTATGCTGTTGGCTCAATTCAAGATATTTCAATAGATAGTTTAACTTCAGTTATACCACCATTAGTTGCAGGAGCGATTGTTCCCAACGCTTCACCTTTAACAACTTGGGCGCAATTACAGGCGCCACCATTTAGTGGAAATGCAATTAATTATGCTGGTGAAGGCTCTAGAATAATTAGAACAGAATCTTAATTATTTAATTTAGACTAGGTATATAAACTAATTCTTTAGCTTTATTTATATCTAATTCATCTTTTAATAAAATATGTTCAACTCCATAAAATATTAATGGATCCTCTTTTGTTTTAACAGTTTAATAAAATATTATATTTTATTCTTTTTAGTATTCGAAACTGTAATTTCCGAACCATTCAAATCAAAAAATCCATCTTCTTTCCAAAAGAATTTTTTGGGTTTATTTGAATGATATAATAAAAATGTTGCGGATGGCAAATATTTTTCATGATTTAAACTTGCATTTAAATCCGCATCTGCTTGAAAAGAACAGTGTTTACAACTGAAACTTTTACCATTCCTATTTTTACTATATACAAAACCACAATGGCTACACCTTTGAGATCTAAAAGCTGAACTTTCTTCAGTTACTTGGACGCCAAGTTCTGATAAACGATCTAATAACTTTTCTCTAATAATGGTTTCGCCAAAGTAGTTTAAAAACTTTCCTATATTTTTCCCCTGTCTAAAGTTAGAAATTTTCTCTAACTTAACTTCTTTAATTTGATTAAAATTTAATTTATTAATTGCCCAATTAATATAATTATTTCTATGATCAAGAGCTTTATTAAAAGCTTTTGAGCCATTCTTTTTTCTTGAAATTTTCTTAAGAATAGAATTTAATGAATGACCATGAGGGCAATTTTTAGATTGCTGTCCATCTGACAAAGTAACAACTGAATTTATTCCAGTATCTGCACCTAAAATTTTACCATTTAAAATTTGTTTATTAGTTTTTATTTCCCAAAATAAATAAATACAATTTTTAGAAACGGATAAGCCAGAAAGAAGTTTTCCATTTGATTCAAGTTTTCTTGAATGTTTATTATGATTAAATGGAATAATTATCTTTCCATAAGATTTGCCAATAGATGATAAAATAAATATTGAATCAAAATGTTTGATATTTGATTTTTCAACCTTAGAACAAAGCGAATTAAATGCTGGCAATATATTATTAGGGTTGGGTTTAACTAATTTTTCTTTCTTTAAAAGATTTGTTAATTTTCTTGTTCTCTTACCTTCATTTTTAAATTTATTTAAAACAAAAAGTTTACGTTTTCGTTTTTCCAAAGCACTTTTAACAATACTGCAAGCTTGTGTTGATGCAACTTTTAATACTCTTTTTGATAAATCTGTTTTATATTCAATATTTGTCGTTGAGATAAATTGGGGGCAATCAAGCAAATCATTTTTGATATCTAGAATTTTTAGATTATCTTTTGCTTTAATAGAAATTTTATTATTCCATAAATAATTAATATAAAATTGAACAGCCTCATTATAGTTTTTTAAAAATAAAGCCAATTTATTACTTTTTTCTTTATTTAAATTAGAGATTTTATGTTTGGAAGTTTTAACTTTTTGCATCTAAAATCTCTTTTATTTTTAAAACTTTATTTTTTGTTCTTCTCAATCCATATAGCCTACAACAAAATGAAGTAATTATTGAAACAAGATCTTTCATTAAATCATATTCATCTTCATTAGTTTCGTTTATTGTTATTATTTGACAATTTAGTTTTTTTAAAAGACTTTCTAAATAATTAAATCCAAAACGAGTTAATCTGTCTTTATTTTCAATAATTATTATTGATGGAGAGCTATCAAGCATTAATAAAAGTTGTTTTCTTTTATCATTCATACCAGAAGCAACTTCTTTAAATACTTTTTTAACTACCAAACCTTTTGCTAAAGCAAATTTTTCGCATCTTTCAACTTGATATTCTAACTCTTTTTTTCTAGATTGATTAGAAACTCTACAATAAATAACGCATTCATCATTGTTTTTAGCTAAAGGCTTTTCGTTAATTAAAATGGTTCCTGTATCATATTGAACAGCATTTAGTATTTTACCAGCTTTAAACCACTTATATGCAGTTAGATAAGTTATCCCTTGTTGCCTTGCCCAATCTGATAACTTCATAAAATTAATAAGAAGTTATACATATAAAATATATTAAAAAATATTAAAAACTAATATAATCATTAAAATTATTTAACACATTCCACAAAGTATTTTATAGTTTTTTCAGGTATAAATTTTGTCTCTTTATAAGATGAAATATCAAGTTTTTTAAATTCTTGCTTTAATCCCTCATTATATAGACAAGCTTCTTTATTTTTCAAACATGATATTGGAAATTTATAATATTTAATTTTGTTATTATCATATAAACCAAGTAATTCTAAAGCCAAAAATATAATTTTAGGGTCTAAAGTTGAAAAGAATACTACATCATTCCAACTAGCATCTAATATTTTTATTTCCTTTTTTAATAGTTCTTTTCTATCTTTATATTTTTCTTTTTCTTCAGAAGAATTAAGTTCATTTAAAGGTTTTAATAAGTTTCCTTTTAACTTTTCGGGCTTGATATGATAAAAAAATTCCATCAAATTAATATTATTTTATGTTTTTAAACAAAAACTAGGCATATACAAAAATAAAATTGTACAACTAGCAAATTCTAGTTATATCTAGAACAGAATTAGCAAAAAATTCTCAAGTAAGACCCCAGAGTAAGATTTTTAAATTAAAAAATAAATATAGGAAAATACAAAAATGGCTTTAAAACCACTATTTCAAGGACAAATGCCACAAATGTGGGATGGATATGATGGCGACTATCTTACTCTAAAAGGTGGAGAAGTTGTTCAAATGAGATCAGTTACATATTACGATCGTAGCCAAGCTCCTGCTGGCGCCGATTTAGTTTCATATGACTGGTTAAATGGCGACGGTTATGTTGGTACTTCTTCAAAAACTCGTCCATGCGTTACCAAGACTTTAACAACTGACAAACGTCCTTTATTCCTCGCGGATGAAGGCACAACCTATTATGGAACCCTTTTCGGTTCATACGTAGGTGGTGTTGGTGGTCAAGTAATGACAGCTACTCAAGTTGGACCTTCAACTGCTGCTGCTTCAGGTAAAGTAACTTGTTGGGACAAAGCTGGCTTATATGCGGTTTCATTAGACGCCGTAGATACAACTGCTACAACTGGTTTAGTAACTGGAAATTCAACTCTTGCAGTTGGTGATCCACTCTATGCTACAACCGCTGGTCTCTTAACCCCAATCAAAGCCTCTTCATTTGAAACTGTTTCAACTAAAGGTTTAGTCGTTGCTCGTTTCGTTGAATTTGTAACTGATGGTTCATTAGTTACAACTCCAGCCAACGTTGCTTCAGCTCTAAACTCACCAAGCGGTTCAGCTGGTTCAGTTAAACCACTAAATTGGGCGGTAATTTCATGGAATGGTACTGATAGCACTTCATATGTCTAATTAATTTAGCGTATCTACACAAAGTAATGATATAAAGGATGGAGGCAAGCTTGCCTCCATCCTTTTTTTATTATGCAAACAATACATCAAAAACAATATGCCTACAGGAAAAATAAATATGGCTTCTTTATTGAAATCTTAAAAGAAGAATTATATGATTATTTCAACTTTGCCCATAGATCTTAGAAAATAGGCTTTTTCATTAGATATTTCAAATTCATAAAGTTTTATATTATCACTTGTAGATAAAAATAAATCTATATCAAATTTACTTGAAAAATAATTATCTTGAAACTGCACACTACTTTTTCTATCATTATCTGAAAGAGTTTCTTTCCAATAATCAATACCTAGTGAAGTAATAATAAATATTTTTTTACTCATAATAACATTACCAATTTCTTAACTTCTTCAATTGTAAGCTTTATATATTCAGACATAACATAATTTTCATCATATTTGATTTTATAAACCACACGATATCCAGTATAAATATCCTCTAAAACATATGGCATATTAACCTCTTCTAATAACATTTCTATAAAATATTTTCTTTCAATATTACTATAATCATTATTAAAGTTTTCTATTTTATATAGACGATCAGCTCTAAGATATCCACTTTTCATTTTAATCCTATAATAGCATTAATAGCTTTTTAATATTATCATTTGATAGTTCAGATAATTTAATTACTTTATATTTGTTAGTTAACTTATTAATTTCAAGTTCAATTTTAAATGGAGTCCATTCTAAATTATGAATAATTTTAACTTTATAATCAGCTATAAACCAGTCATGAAATAAATCAATTATTTGAACATTATAATTAACATTCATTAAGTCATTTATATGACTAGTTAAGTCAGTTATATTTTTTAAATTTGTATAATAATAAACAATCATAATTTACCTCAATAATAAAAATTTCTTAACTTCTTTAATGGATACTTTTTTATATTTTACATTTATATATTGACCATTTTTAATATCAAAATCAATTCTATAGTATATATAAAAATCTTTTTTTAATAATTTATTACGTTCAATATTATAATTGAATTCCATTTCTAGCTCTTTCAAATAAAAACTAGGTTTTCTGTTTGTAAGATTAAGATAGCGTTCAAAATTCTTAGGATTATAGTCTGAAATTGCTGCAAGATAAACCATCATAATATCATACCCAATTGTTTTACTTGTTTCCCATTTAATAAAGTATAATTAAAGCTATTTATTACGTCCAATTTATTAAATTCAAGCTCAACTTTATAAAACTTATAGTTAATACTATTATCTTTAAGAAATAAAGATAAGCTTTCTTTTAATCTTGTTTTAAAGATATTTAAAAATTTATCAATATCTTTAGAATAATTAAATGTAATTTGAAATAGATTTTCTAAATCATTTGGATTATATTTAGGGTGAGTGGCAACATATATAATCATGATAGCATTATTAATTTCTTTAAGTCTTCATTATTTATTTTTTTAAAATTAATAATATTAATTGTATTATTAATAAATTCTATTTCAAATTGATGAAAAGTCCAATTTAATTCAGAATTATTTAATTTATCAGATAAATATATTTTTATATTTGTTGAAAAATCACTATCAAGCATTTTTTTAAATTCATTTTTATCAAATGAAAAATATTCATAATAGTAATTTAATCTTTTATTTTGATTTTCTGATTTAAAATCATTGCCAACAAATACTAAATTTATAATCATTTATTATTTTTAACTTTCTCAACCACTGAATTATACCAATTTTCTAATGATTGTGGAAATGGCCACATCCATAAATAACTTGGTCCTGTGAATTGTTTTATAATAAATTGTTTAAATGTTTCATTTAACGCTTTATCGCCAAATTGTTCATATGCTACCCTAATTGTTTCAGCATAAGCTTCTTTTTCAAATTTAGCTCTAAAATAGCAAAGCAAAAATGGTAATGGAAAAAATAAATATAAAAAACTATATAAAACTCTTCCATATTTTTTGCTTTGTTGCATATGGATTTTTTCATGTTTTAAAATTCTAACTTGAGAATATTCTGGCCAAGCTGCCCAATGATCTGGAGTATAAACTGTATTTCCAATTGTAGTGGTAAAATTAACCATAAAATCTTTGAATAATCCAAATGTGATTATTTTTAATAACACATTAATTGCTTTCATTAATTTGGAACTAGATTTTGGTATCATTTTAAAATCTGGAAACTCTGTTTGTATTTCTTTTATAGTGTCTATTAAGTTCATATTTATCCTATAGTAAAAGTAATGATTTTTTAACTTTATCTTGATGTGTATTTATAAATTCTCTAAAAATTTGATGATAATATTTTCGTTTTTTATAAAAAACAGCCGATGAATTTATTATTTTAAGATGATCTTTGGCTTCTTTATCTTTATAAATATAGCTGCGCAATTTGTTTAAAATTTCAACCGAATCGCAAAAACATAAATTGACAATGCTATCAGAATCAATAAGAGTTCCCTTTATTGCAACATCATTAATATAATATTCTTGACCCAAATAATAATGATAGGTTATCTCTTCGTCACTTAATGTGAATATATACATTTTTCCTTTTTTATAGTAAAAGTAGCGATTTTAATACTTTGTTTTTATGTTTATTTATAAAATTTTTAATAATATCAATATTTATTTTATTATCATAACTATTGCGAAAATAATCTGACTCAATTATTTGAAGCGAATCAATATAAGATAATTTCATGGTCTCATCAAGATGAGATAAATCATTTATTTTGCATAAATTAATTTTTTTATCTTCACTAATAATTGTTAAACCTGAATTTTTATTTATTTCATGAATTTTTATATTATAATGATAAGTATTATTATTATCACTTAATGTGAATATGTACATTTCATTCATCAATCCACTTAATTAAGTCATTTAATTTAGCGCTTCCAACTTTTCTTTTAATTTCTTTTTTATTTTCCAATAAAACTAAAGTTGGCACGCTTTTAATTGAAAATTCGGCAGCAAGATCTGGAGCATTATCTATATCTACAGAACAAATAATTATATCATCTCTGGTTGATAAAAGTTTATCCAACACTGGCTTTAACATTTTGCATGGTATACACCAATCTGCATTAAAGTCTAATATAACTTTAGTGCCTGGGCTTGCGCAACTATATGAAAACGCATCATCTATTTCATTTAAATGTTTAATTGATTTAATGTAATGGCTCATTATTTTCCTTTGTGTTATGCTTTTATATTAACGCTAACAATTTCCCTATATTTTTATAATCTATATGATCAAGTTTTAATGTTGAAAGCATTAAATTATGACTGCAACAATGAAATTTGCCATCTGATTCTAATTCAAAAAATAATTTAATATCTTTATAAGAAAAGGAAATATCTAAAGATGGAAACTCCCCATCATTATAAATTGCAAATCTGAAATCTTCATTTTTACATTTAAATATAAACATATTGCCAGCTCTTTTATTAAAGAAATTAAGCGTTGTATCTCTATAATTAAGATACAAATATGTTTTTAATTTTTTATTGCATATAGGGCAATAAGCTTTAAAATTGTTATAAAATTGCTTTTCTGATTCAAATTTTTTAATACGTTTATATATTTTTCTATTTTTATAAACATATCTATATATAAATTTTATCTTTTTAGGATAAGGATAAATATGAATTTTTTTTATTTTCATTTTAATATTAATAATTTCTCTATGTTTTTATAGTCTATAGATTTTAAGCCTCTAATATATGCGGTGGGCAACACATGTTTATTGTTTTTCTCACCATAATACAATATAGATTCTCCCGATTTTTTAAAGAAAAATCCCATATATTGCATATTTCCTTTAGTAAAAAAAACCGAATTATATCCAATAGAAATTTCTGAATAACTACTATCTATAATAAAACGCCAATGGTTATTTGAACATATAAAACTCATATTGTGCAAATTAGCAATATAACTTTTATTATAATCAACATAGGCTTTTGTTTTAGCTCTACTTTTCAACAATAATGAATTATTACATAAGGGGCATCTTATATCTAGATTTTTTAGATAGCTAATTTCTTTTTGATTTCTTTTATTATATCTGCCCAGTTTTTTGTCTTTTGTATAATTATAAATCATTAAAAATGCGCCAAAAGACGATGTAATATCTAATTTAATTCTTTTAATTTTAAATTTTTTCATTTATTTTCTTAAAAACATGGAATATTTTTCAATACAAGTAAATATAACCTGCTGGTTTTAACTGGCAATTATAAATAATTCTTGTTAAAAATAGTTTTTAACAGAATTCGCTGATAGTAATATTGGCACAAAAACAAAAAGGTAAACAAAGAATGAATATGTTTAATAGTAAAGGTGAAGTTAACGCTTCATCAGTTAAAGAAGCTTTGGAAGTTATTTCCAAATATGCTTCAATTATGGGAGAAGGTCTCCCATCAAATGTTGGATTAGCTGAAGGTCCATCATTTTCAGATAGCAAACAAGATGAATTAATCTCACGTGCTATGTTCACTCAAGAAGGAAAACTTGCTCTAGCTCAAACTATGGCGAATCCCATTAAATAACGAGTGGGATTAAAATTTGGCTATATGCTGGAAACTCTAAAAGCTTTATCACTTTAACACCCTACAGATTATGCACAGAAGCTAATCTAAACAAAAGTTAAAGTAACAGAATAAAGATGATATAGACAATCAGCAGGGAAGATAAGAAAAATTCTTAAACCCTCAACGACTGAATGCCAAACATTGAATTAACTCAATGATGATATAGTCTGACCTTTATTGGAAAATAAAGAGCTAAGAAGAAATTGCTTAGCAGGTTGATAATCACTTTAACAAATCTTGTCGTAAGAATTTGGATTATCATGGTGTAGGCCGTAGAGCCCTTGTTGTTGATGCGTTAAACTAAAGCTAGCGCATCTAAAATTTGGCTATATGCTGGAAACTCTAGTTAAGCTAAATGTACTTTAAAATATACAAACTTTGCATTGAAGCTAGTTTATAAAACAAATTAAAGTTAAAATCATTTAGATATAGACAATCAGCAGGAAATAGTATGAAAGAATTAGATAAATCAATATTAAGAGACCTTTATGTTTTTAAAAAGAAATCTTGTTACGAAATAGCAGAACTTCTTAATACCTCTTTTCAAGAAGTAGAAAAATATTTAGATTTATATGATATTGCAAAAAATCCAAAGCAAAGAAAATTCGAGCATTTAATTGGAACTCCTTTTACAGAAGATCAAAAAGAGTTTATAATTGGATCGCTTATACGGAAATGGAAAGTTAGAAGGTAAAAATAAAGTTTACCGATTAACAATTCAAAATAAAGATAAAAGCTTTGTTTTATGGCAAAAATCTAATCTCGCAAATTTTGTTAATGTTATTAAAGAGTTAAAAGATGGTTATGATACCATTTATAAATTCTCAACATTATACAATAATGAATTCTCATTTTACAATAAGCTTTTTTATCAAAATAATAGAAAAACAATAAAAGAACAATTGATAAGTAAAATTACCAATTTCTCTTTAGCTGTATGGATAATGAATTCTCGGAGAAATAAAAAACCGGAATCACATTAAAGCTTCATACAGAAATGTTTACTGAACCTGAGCATTTAATATTGCAAAATATTTTAAAACTCAAATTTGATATAAAAAGTAAAATATGTAAATATAATAGAAATAACAAAGAATATTGTTATTTGTCTATAAATAAAGAAAATTCATTAAAGTTAAATAAAATTACCGAGCCTTTTTTCAAAGAAAGAGAAACTTTTCTTACTAGCTCCTCAACGACTAAATGCCAAAATGATATGATAAGTCATATTATGTGATATAGTCTGACCTTTATATATAATATAAAGTTAACATATGTAGCTCAAGGAGCCTTACCAACATATGAACTTGATATTGACGTAGCTGCTGTAGTTGTTTCCAGTAACGGTGCTGTTCCTGAATCTCGTGTTTGGGGCTCACGCGTTATGGTTCCAACTTGGGAAGTTGCTTCAAATCCAACTATCCGCTTTGCCGAAGCGCAACGCAGACGCTTTAATGTTATTGATCGTGCAATTCAAAAAGCTCGTCAAGAACTTATGGCTCAAGAAGACTTAAATGTCTTTGCTGCTCTTGATGCGGCTGCTACAGTTGAAAATCAAGAACAAGACATGACCGATACAGGCATGTTAAAACGCGATCTCTTAGAACTCAAAAAACAAGTTGATAAATGGGACTTACTAACTGCTAAGTTCTTCATGCATATCAATGAATTCAATGATATTCTAAACTGGGGTTCAGGTGGTGGACAAGGTACTGGTGGTGGTGATTTCGATCCCGTTAACGTTGTAGCGGCATAATTTAAACTCTCATAGTTTAGTTATGAAAATTTGGCTATATGCTGGAAACTCTAAAAACTTAAGTACTTTCTAATTGTACAAACTTAGCATTGCAGCTAGTTTAATCTAAAGAAAGTGAAAATCTTAAAGTTGATATAGACAATCAGCAGGAAAAATCAATGAAAAAAATAGATATTCCTAAAGAAAAACTAATAGAATTTTACGTAAAACAAAAATTAACAATGGAGCAAATAGCAACCATTTATTCTGTAAATAGAACAACTATTAAGAATAAATTAAAACTATATGATATTCCAGTTAGTTTTGATAAAAGAAAATTCCAACAAATAAAAAACTCTTGTATATCAAATATACAAGAACAAATAATGGTTGGATCTCTGCTTGGTGACGCTTCTTTAATAAAGAGAAATAAATCTCCTTATTTTAAAGTTGCACATTGCAAAGCTCAAAAAAATTACGTTTCATATTTATATGATAATTTAAGAAATTTAACTAACATGAAAATTTCTGAAATTATTGATAAAAGACAAAATTCTATAATGTATTCTTTTAATACATTGGAAAATAACTCGCTAAATTATTTACATAATTTGTTTTATGTAAATAAACAGAAAGTTATATCTGATAAATTAAAAGATTACCTAACACCTTTAGGTCTAGCAATTTGGTTTATGGATGATGGAAGTAAAAATAAAAATTCTTCTTCTTTTCATACAGAACGGATTTTCGTTTGAAGAAAATACAATTCTTAAAAATATATTAAAAGATAAATTTAATATAGAAGCGAAAATTTCAAAAACCAAATCATACTTTTATTTACTTCTAAACAAAGAAAATACTATAAAATTAAATAACATTATAAAAGACCATGTTATTGAATGTATGAAATACAAATTGATTGCTCCTCAACGACTAAATGCTAAAATAAAAACTTAATATGAATTAAGTTTTTATGTGATATAGTCTGATCTTTATCGAAAGATAAAGCGACGCTCTTAACTTCAAGCGTCTTTAACATTGCATGTACAATGCGTGAAGTTCTTCAAACTGGTCTCTATGGAAAAATCTTTGGCGCTGACATCATCGTTTCAAAGATCGTTCCACCAGGAACTGCTTATGCTGTTGCTGATCCAGAATTCGTTGGTGTAATGCCAGTTCGTCAAGACATCAGCGTAATTCCAGCTGATGAACCACGTAGATTAAGCCTTGGATGGGTAGTTTACGAAGAATTGCGGTGTTGGTATCTTGGTTCCAAGAGGCGTTGCCAAGTCCCGCAAAAGCCTTACAGTAGGCGTTTAATTAATTAACGCTTAAATAAAGCTAAATAAAAAAGGAGAGTATAAATACTCTCCTTTTTTTTTCTTTTATTCATCCTCACCTTCTATTTCATCAAACTCATCATTTTTATATTCTAATTTTTCATACCATCTATCATCATTATTCAACATATCCATTATCACCTCATCACCCGCAAACTCTTTCTTAAATAAAGTTCTGAATGTGATGAAATAATCTAATTCATTTTTATCTTTATCATCTCTAACTTTTCTTAATGTCTTAGCTGATAAACCTGTTTCATCTTCCATTTCTTTTAAAGAAAATTCTGTATCCATCATATCATAAATTTTTTCTTTATATCTAGATATAATCTCTTCTCTTTTGGCCACATAAGTTTCTAATTTATCAAACCTATGCTTTTTCCTATCTAAAAATACAGTGGCATCTTTATAAATCAATTTTCTAAAATTATCTATTGAAGACTGACCTTTTAATTCTAATACTTTAATTTGATTATTTTTAATATCATAGACACCACTATTTATATTATATTTAGCTAATAATGTTTTTAATTTATCTCCAAATAATTGTGATAAGTAAATTTTACAAGCAAAAATTCCATTCTCACCTTCTTGAATATTTCCATCTCCATCAAAATATCCTCTCACGAAATGAGGAAATACTTTTTCATCCTCGGCCCATTTTGGAAAATCTAATGTTAAGCTTTTAGCTGGACCTATTCCTAGTGAAATCATTTTAGCAACAAGTTTTTTAGAACTGACTTGCAATCTACAATGTTTATAGATTTTATCTTCACCTTTTCTATCAAATATTTTAACTCTATCTTTTGCATTTTCTTGATAAAACATTGGTGCAAAGGTGTATAATATATCTACATCAACTGCATTCAATTCAACTTTTAAATATTTTTCGCTTTTAGATACATTTCCATCAGCGCAAAAGAATCCAAGAAAATATGCTGTCAATTCATTTGTTAAATCATCAAAGCAATCCATTTTTAATTTTAGTTTTCTATGAGCATCTTCATTTTTTCTAACTTCAATATTATTGCTTTTTAAATAATTATAAACGGACATTGCATCCATATTATGCTTTTTACCTAAAGCTTTACAAGATGGTTTGCTATCTAAATCAAATGATTTATACTCGTTAATCATATTAGTAATTTGATCATCTGTAAACTTACCATTTGCTTCTTTAACATTTCTAGTTACCTTACTATCTCCCGCACGGTTCAAAGCTCTCCTAACAGAGTTAGGATGCAGCCCAAATTGTTTAGCAATGCTTTCTCCGCCCATTCCGTTTTTGTATAACTCTTGCATTTGAGCAAGCTGCTCTTTGGTGATTATATTTCTCATTTTATTTCAACATCATTAATTTCTTCAATTTATCAAATTGCTTATTTTTCAATAAATCCAAATAAAACTTAATTTCTTTAATTGAGGCTTTGTCATTGATATATAAATAAGTGTATTTTTTATTATTTTCATAAATTAAATGAATGCCAATTCGGCGATCATCTTGTATCATTCTAACTAAATATTTTGATTGAAACCATTTTTCTTCCGGAATATCAACCGCAAAATTTATTAAATATAAATTCATGACCTTTTCCACAGAACAAATGTGATCATGAGAAGAGCAATAACAACTATTGTTATTTTTATCAAAAATATCTGCTAATTTGTTTATTATTTTATCCACAATTTTTTCAAATAAACCAAGCTTGTTTAAGCTACGATAATATCTTTTTTTTAATTTCTTATCGCAAAGATAACAGCATTTAACCAAATTTATTTCATTTATCATTATAATTCTTTCATAAAATCATAATAAGCTTTTTTAACTTATTAATATTTTTATCTTTTAAGATATTAGCAAAAAACTCAAACTCTTCTTCTAATGTACCAAAATCATTTTTATATAAATGATGTGAATTAGATAAATGTGAATTTTGAGTCAAAAAAACGCCATAATCAAAATATAATCTATAAACTATATTTTCTATATTAACTCCTATATAGATATAATTGCCCGCAAATATAGGATTTGTTCCTATTTCATACAAATACTCATGTTCATCTGGGGCTATATTATATTCATACAGATCTTTAGCATAATTACAATCATAAATACATGCGTCTCTAAGAGACAAATTTCTATCACAAATAAAACATTTTTTATAATCAATCATTGTAATTACCTTAACATAATTAGTTTCTTTAACTTATTGACATCTTTATTTTTAAAGATATCTATAAACATTATTAATTCATCAAAAGATGAGTTATTGTTTAATATTAATGACTCTTCTGTAATATATAGAACTTTTTCATTATAAATAATTGGCACTTCATAAGAAATATGAATGGAATATTCATTATCATTACGATGATGACTATGGAAAGCAATTGAAAATGCTTTATCATTTACATTAAATTCAAAATTCATAAATAATTTTTTTGTACAATAGTTATTTTCTAAATAAAAAGAATGGAAATTCTCACCACATTCTCCATCACATTTGTAAAAAATACGATCAGTATTAGAAATATAATTATCTTTAAAAAATTTGGAGAATATTTTTTCACCAATATAAGATATCTTTTCAATAATTAAATGTTTTTTATTTGTTTTAAGCTTTTCTCCACAAATATAGCAACAAGATTTGTGTATTAATTTATCAAAATTCATTTAATATTAATAGTTTCTTAAGATAAGAGTTTAATTTATTTTCTAAAGCCATTTGTTTATATTTTTCAAAATAAATATAAAATTTTTCTTTGTCAACTACAGTTGACAAAAATATGGCAGATGCGCGTTTATCTGACATAGAAGATAAAATTTTGTATTCATAAGGATTTGAATGTTGTACAAAAGTTATTATAAATTTATCAATAAAAAAATCTATATATAAAGAAGAAGTGTATTTTTCTACTTTATATTTAAATAGACAATTTTTGCAAGTGTTTTTAAACATACCCACTTGCAATTTTTTATTGCAAAATGGACATGTTATTTTTAAAAAATCTATATTCATAATAATATTGTTAATTTCTTTAAATAATCATCTAATTTACCATTAATTGCAAGATCTTTATATTCATTAAAGATAGGCATAAATTCTTCTACAGTTGCCGTTATTCGTTTTATTATTAAATAACGAATGAATTTATTATATCTTGGTTTAAAAGCTATTTTATAAATAGAATCTATACTATAATACTCAACTGTAAATCTATATTCTTTTGTGAAAAAATCAATATATGAATATAGTCCATAATTAGAAAATATTGATTTATATTTACAATCGCATTCATTACCCTGTTGTAATGAGTGTCCACAAAATTGACAATTATGTTTATTTAAAATCATATTTAGCTTTCATTGCAAAATGATAAGCTTTTTCAGATAATCATTTAGCTTTTCTTCAACAGCAAGTTTAATATATTTACTGAAATATAATAAAAAATCTTCAGGTTTAAAACCTTTTTCTAAAAAGAAAAATCCCTCGGCGTCTGGATTTTTACTTTCAAAACGAATAACAGCTCTAAGAGTTTTAGGTTTAAATATTAAACAAGTAATTATAAATTCTTCAGTTTCAAACTCATGAAATAAGTAACTATGAAGTGAATACCACGAATAATTAAAACTACAATTAGTACATGTTGAAATTAAATTAACTTTTTCTAATTTAGATTTACAAAACAAACATAAATTTTTATCAAATTTCATGATAACATTACCAGTTTCTTTATAAGAGGTTCTAAAGTGTTATTTTTGGCCATCTCTATATATTTTTGAAATTCTATATAGAAATTTTCTAAAGTTAGACCTTTATTAAAATTTAATACAGTATATCTATTAGATAGTACAACATTTATAGTATAAATATCATTATGAGACCTGCCAAATACTATATATTCTGTATCCTTAGATGTATTTTTAATATAAAATTCATATCGATCTGATCGAACAAATCCAACATTATTATGTTTGGTTAAAAATTTAAACTCAAAATAATTATATTTAAAATTACACCTGCAATTTACACTATATTCATTCATACCATCAACTGAACAAACTAATTGGGCTTCACAGAAAGGACAATGTGTTTTTAAATTCATGTTAAAATAATTAACTTCTTCATATAATTGTAATATTTGTCATTTTTTAATAAGTCAATATAAAACATAAACTTATCAAATAATTCTTCTTCGTTTTTATATATAATTTTAGAAAACTTATTTCCTACCGTTAAAGTTCTAATATCAAAATATATTGGATACATTGTGTGTTTATCACCAAGTGTGAATGTTCCAGATGTTTTTATTATTTTATTAAAATAAAACATAAACTCATTAGTAAATTTACACTCTTTATTTATACATAAAAAATCTTGATAAATTACATCATATGATGAAACATTTATCAAGACAGAATTACAAAAGGGACAATGAGCTTTATAGTAATTAAAGTCTTTCATAAAAACATTATCATCTTTTTAAGATGATTGGTTAATGTGTTGTTTTTGGCCATTGCAATATAAGAATTATAAATTTCCATTACATTTTCTTTTTTAATAAAATTATATAATATAAGAGTTTTTTGCTTGCCCAAAAATGATTCTATAGTAAAACCACATTGTAAAACAAATTCATTATCATATAATGTTAATAAAGTGATTTTATAATTATCTTTGTAAAAATCATGATATTCATGAGCTTTACTATTATGATTTTTTATTTTCAAAATTGGCGAAAATAATGAATATTCATATCTATAAGAACAATTACAAATTACATGTAATTTTGCATAAGATTCTTTACATTTTTCTAATAAAGAATTGCAAAATGGACAGTTTGTTTTATAAAATTCTAAATTATTCATTCTAATATAATTAGTTTTTTGAAAAAACTATCTAATTTATCAATTTTAGCCAAATCAATATATTTTTGATACACTGCAATAAAATCTTTTTCTTCTAAATTTTCTTGTGATAATAAATCAATTTGTTTTGTTAGTTCAGGTGCTAACAAAACATAAACCATATAAATATTATTAGTTGTGTTTTTATGACCCACCATTTGAAATGAATTTGTATATAAGTCTATATAGATATTTTTCTTGTATTTACATACTTCATATTTATAATTATCATGTTTACATGTAAGATATGAACTTCCTATAATTGGAAGCGGCTTTTCACACAGCCAACAGTTATTTAAATAAAAATCTATATTTTTCATAAAAGCATCATCTCTTTTTTAAGAGAGTTAACATCTTTCCAAATAAAAGAAATTGGGATTTCGATATCTAAAGAAATGCTTGAATTTTGTTGAAATCTAGTGTCAGGAATTTTAACAATATTAATTTCTTTAATAATATAATTTCTTATTTGTTTAATTGTAGATTCACAGCAATAACATTCAGAAAATATAAACCCATCTCTTTTAGCATCATAATTATCTAATTCTAAAATTAGATCAAATGACATTCTAGATGAATCATCAATAGTATTGATACTAGGCATCCATTGAATATAATACTTTCCTCTACCAATTATTTTACTTTTAACAGGAACTTTTATTATATTGGTTGTATAATAAATTTCTTTATCATAAAGATTATCATTAATCTCTTTAAGAAAATTTGAAAAAGAAGGTAGTTTAATTATTTCAGTTGTTTTCATTGCAACATTAATACTTTCTTAAGTTTACCTTCTAAAATAAGGTGAATATATTTAATTACTTCTTTTTCATTTTTTAAAATGATATTTTTAGAAAACATTTTAATATCAATAATATTTAAATTAAGATAAATAAATACTTTGCCTACTTCAGTATTGGCAAAGTATATCAATCGTTCATCTTTATGGTAAGCATATTTTTTACATGTAGTACATAATAAAATATAATCTATTAAGTCTTCAACTTGAAGTTTTACATTACAAAATGGACAAATTACCTTAAGGTATGAAAGGTTCATAGCCATTATTTATCAGATACTTCACGCTCTAAGTATTTCACATCTGATTTAACTGCATTTACATTAAAATCTAATTCTTTTAGATTTTCAGTTAATTCTTGTAATTTATTTTCTAAATTAGAAATCTTATCATCTTGTTCAGAAATATATTTAATCACTGGATTTTTTTCAAGTTTTTCAACTTTTCTTTCTAGTTCTATAGCTTTGGCTAAAGCTTTTTGATATTGCTCAACAAATACTTTTTGAAATTTTAAATCTGATGATAATCTTTCATAGATATCTGTTGAGTTTTTCATAACAGACTCATATACCTCTCCTAAAGGAGAGTCATCTAATACATTTTTAATATTTGCGAAAAAATTTACGAATTTAACTGCTTTCATTACCATTTTGCGTTTCTCCTATACTTTCTGAATTTTCTCCAAGCAAAAGTTTTTTAATCTCAGCTTCAAGAAGTGTTTTTTGATTTGTGAAATATTTAATTCTATTAAGATAGTATTCTTTCTTTTTAAAAAAAGCTTTTTTCTCTAACTCTTTATTAGAGATATATTTTTCTAATGTCATTGTAGTATAATTATTTTTTTCCAATAGTTGAAATTGTAGCTGCTTTCTGCAACACAAAAATTCTTAGCTCTATTTTCAGAGCAAAATTCTGAAGGCTGTTTTGAAATTAAACGTGCTAATTCTGTTTTTATTTTTTTCTTTATATTGCTTTGAATAATATTAGAAAAAGATGTGGGCACTTTAGATTCAAAGTCTAATATTTCAATATTGACCCCGTGAATAGTCTGCCTTTGGCGTTATATATGCGCACTCAATATCACCAACATAGACTGGAACATAATCATCACTTTTAATTCCGATTAAACATCTAAGTGTGCGCTCATAAACGTATTGATAAATATACCCACTATTTTGAATTCTATAAAAATTAGGCTTTTCTGTGCTCTTCACTTTAATTACAGAGCTAGACCATTGAGCGTCAGGATATTTAGCTGATACCTTTTTTAAATCATCTATTCTGGAATCTTTTTTCTTAATATCATTATCTAATTTTTCTATAGATTTTTTAGCAAATGCTATAGCGTTATTAGCAAATTTTATTTGTTTTTGTAAATGTTCTAAATCCATTTCATCCTATCATTATTATTTTTTTCAATCTCTTATTTGAGGAAGAGAAGACAAGTCCGCTCATCTAGTATAAGTCTGACTAGCGACTTGTCAAGTGTGCGACAAAGATTATTATTTTCGCCAAATAAGTAATCAAGCTCTTCTTTATAATTAAAGATACTAATATCTTTATTACTGTAAATATCTTGATGATAAACATTTATTGGAGATAAATGAAATTGAAAATTATCTTCAGTATAAGAAAAGTCAGCATAATATAAAAAGCGGTCGCCTAATCTTGTTATAATTTTGCAGTTTAATTTTTCATATACTTTAGTTTTATTTAAATTTGGCGATGAAATATCTATGTTTACAGAATAATTCTCATTAGTTTGAGAAACCCAAAACTTAATATTATTATAGATTAGATCTTTTAAAGTTTCATTTTTATCTATTAAATTATGAATATCGTCTTTATTCAATAATTTAGATGTTTCTGTTTTTATATAATTAGTAGACCAAACTGTTTGATTATTGTTCCAAGTAATCCCAGCATTAGTGCTAACTGGAACAATATTAATTGAATATGTTGTGTTAGATGTGCTTGTAGTATAAGTAGATAATGTATTAGTTGTAAAAGTTTTCATTTTCCCTTCTTGGTTAAGTTATATATCTTTCAATATAGATATATGAGAGCACTAGTTCTATCTGGCGGGCGGAAATAAACGGAGCGTTTCAGGTTGGCGTGCTTAAATATCTAATGGGTGATCTTAAGATTCACTATGATATTATATGTGGAGTTTCTGCTGGAGCTATTAACGCTGCTTTTCTTGGACAATTTCCCCAATCTTTAGAGAAAGAATCTATAGAAGAGCTTGAGTCATTATGGTTAGAATTAACCAGCGATAAAATTTATAAAAGGTGGGCTCCATTTGGGAGACTTCATGGTTTATGGCAAAAAGGATTTTGGGATTCAAGCCCCATGATAAATCTTATTAATAATAAATTAAGTCATAAACAATTATTAGACTCAGGGAAAATTATTTCTGTTGGAGCTGTTTCTTTAACTAGAGGTAAATATATTAATTTTGATCAAAATGATCCAGACTTTCTATCTGCTGTAGCTGCCTCAGCTTCATTTCCTGGAGCTTTTCCTCCCATCAAATTTAAAAATCAATTATGGATTGATGGGGGAGTTAAGCAAATTACTCCTCTCAAGATAGCCATTGACTTGGGTGCTGTCAAGATCGACGTTGTTTCAACATCTCCGATTGATAGAGACCCAAATTTCCATGAAAATCCATCTTTATCGTCTATAATTGTTAGATGTATTGATTTAATGTCAGACAAAATAACCACAAATGACCTAGAAAAAGCCGTTAATTATAATTTATTGGCACAAAATAACTTAATTGAAGGTAAAAAATTCGTTGATTTTAATATTATTAGGCCAGAAAAGAACCTAACTTATAATATTTTTAATTTTGATAAGGATTTAATTAAAGATATGATTGATACTGGGTATGAAAGAGCCAAATCATTAATTAGCAATACATAAAATCCTATCATTTTAGGAGAAATTTTTAGATGCCAACACCAGCCGTGGGCCCAAATACTAAAGGCCAGGATCATAATTTTTACAAAAAGGTATCAGTATCTAGCGCTTCATTTCAAACAAACGCTGATGCTGTACTTATTTATCCATACACAATGTACTCTATTATTAATGAGGGTCCAGGTGTAATCGAATTCTCATTTAATGGCAATACACTTCATGGCGATATGACTGTTGGAACCCCATCATCTGCCATTAACGTTTATGAATCATCAAGCAATAAAGTTTGGTTTAGATTAAAATCTGGAGCTACCACAACTGTCCGTATCCAATCTAATTGTTTAGCTACAGCAACTTCTACATCAGGAAGTTCGGGCGCTTCATCAATAGTTGTTGGTCCTACTGCCGCAGGTGCCGCTGTTTCAACCAATCCTGTATTAGTTGCTGGTTGGGATGGAACTAATACTCAAATACTTAGAACAGACTCTTCAGGCAGAAATTTAGTAAGAGTTGTTGATGCAGCTTCTTCATCAATATATTCTACTTCTGCTGCATTAGCTGATGCGTTTGCAAATCCAACAGTTGGTTCTTCTGGCGCAGAATTATTATCATTTAATGGCACTACATGGGATAGAGTTAGATCTGGACAAGTTGGAACACTAACTGCTACCACTGGATTATTAAATTCTTTATCAACTGGTAGATATAATGCAGTTAGGCCATATTTAGCTGATACAAATTTAACAGAATTCCAATTAACTCCGCGCGGAGAGTTAGCTGTTGCTGAACAATATACTCCAAGTGCTGAAGATAATAGTAATGCTATACTTTGGGTACATAATTCACCACTTGCGGTAAGCACAAAAGCTTTAAGTTGGTCTGATACTGTAGCGGCAGCTACAAACGTTGTTGTAAAAGCAGCAGCTGGTCGATTATATTATATGTGGGGAGCAAATCTTTCTGGTGGATTATTGTATGTTCAAATTGCCAATACAGCATCACTTGCAGCAGATGGCAGCGTTCCAGTAATAACAATTCCTGTTGCTGGAGGGGCAACTTTCTCATTATCTTTAGGTGAACATGGTAGATATTTTAGCACTGGAATAACTGCTTATGTATCAACAACTGTTGGAACTAAAACATTAGCTGCGGCCAGTTTAATTTGCAATGTAGGATATTTATAATATGAAATACATAATTAAATCTATTAAAAATAAAGAAAATAAATTTGCAATTGTTGATGCTGATTTTATCACAACTTCAGAAAAAGTCTATTCTCAAATTTCCGAAATACAAATAGATCCAGGGAAAACAGAGGAAGAAAATAAATTAATAATTTGTGACAAATTATGTGATATTTGCGATTATTATCAAGCTCAAGAAGATATAATGGTAAATGTCCAAGATTTTTCATCTTTAACAGCTAAAGAAATAGATTCTACTACTAAGGGATCAATTGTTGTATTAAAAGAAGTTGAATCATTAAAAGTTATTGACTCAGCTCCTCAAGTAAAAGGTAAAATATAATGTTGTTAATTACTCAACCACCAGCAATACAAACTGCTCAGTTTACAATTTCTTTAAACTCTGGTGCAGGTACAACTACAGTTGCAACTGCTACCGGAGATCTAATAATAGACGCAATTACTCTTTATTGTTCCGTTGCTGGTGCAGGTTTAACCTCATTAGCCATTCAAACAAATCAAACAACAAATTATGTTGTATTAAATTCAACTGATGG